TTTCCACAGGACACATTAGGACAAGTTATTGCTCAAAGACAAGCATCACCAACTCCTCCTATGATGAAAACAGGAGGATTAGTTAATGTCAAGAAATAATGGTAATGGTAAAACAGCTATCACAAGAATAGATGAACATGAAAAACTTTGCAGAATGATGCAAAGAGAAACTTTTAAAAGAATAGATCAACTGTACGATAGAATAGATAGATTAGAAAGAGTGATTATGATATCTGCAGGTGTTGTTATAACTTCTATGGGTGGAATAGTTGTGACTTTGTTAACAATACTAATTAAATAACTTTACATTAATAATTTAATTGATATCTATATCTGATGGACACAAACTATCAGTTTAAATTAGTTAAAAAATATCCTTACACAACTTATGATAGAGTCACTAAAGAAGATGGCACTAGAACATATGCTGTTAAAGAAAAACATATACCTAGTGTAACAACTATCCTATCTGCAACAAAAGATAAAACAGGTCTAATGGAGTGGAGAAAACGAGTAGGAGAAGCGAAAGCCCAGGAAATAGTACAAAAATCCTCTAATAGAGGCACAGAGATGCATAAAGTTATTGAATGCCTTATGTTGGGTACCCCTTATACAAACGATAGTCCAGAAGGTGTTTTATCAAAGAATATGGCATATAAAATAGTTGAAAACATGAGAGGTTTAAATGAAGTATGGGGTAATGAAGTATCTTTAAACTATAAAGATCAATGGGCTGGTACAACAGATTTAATATGTCTTTACGATAACCAACCAACTATTGGAGACTTTAAACAAGCTAATAAACCTAAAAGAGAAGAATGGATTGAAGATTATTTTTGTCAGTTAGTTGCTTACTCAATTGCACACAAAGAAAACTATGGTGAAATTACTTTAGGTAAAATCTTTATGTGTACACCAGAATTAGTTTATCAAACTTTTGAATTAAATAATTTGAATTATAATAAATATGAAAAGATTTGGTTAAGTAGAGTTGAAAAATATTATTCTACAACCAAGAACGAGCCTGCTCCCCAAGTATCTTAGCAGATAGTTTAATTTTATTTCCAAGAATAGAAATTACTTTTTCATCAATTGTGTCTTTGCAAATTAAATCTATGTAAGTACAATTTAATTTTTGACCAATCCTATGTATTCTTGCTTCAGACTGTTCTCTATACTCAAAGTTATAATTGTTATTAAAATAAATCATTGTGGCTGCTGAAGTTAAAGTTAATCCATAACCACCTGTTTGTGGATTGCCTACAAAGAATCTAACTTCTGGATCTTTTTGAAAACTATCTCTGGCATCAATTCTTTCTTGTGTGTTTCTTTCACCAAAAAAACTTACGGTAGATTTATCTCCATATTTAATTTTTAAAGCCTTTTCAATTTGTTTAATGTTATGGGTATAGTTAGCCCAAATAATAACTTTACCTTGTATCTCTTCTAATGTTTCCATTAATAAATTCATTTTTTCACTTGTTTTAAATTCTATAATGCTTTGATCATCATTCATTACAAAGCCATTAGCTACTTGATGCAGTCTTAATATTTCTGTTAACTTATGAGTAAAACTAACCGAGCTATCTTCTAATAAAGCAAGAGCTCTTTCTTTTAAATCATCATAAACTTTTTGTTGTTCTTCAGATAATTCACAATATCTTTTTTGATAAATTTTATCTGGAAGATCTAAACATTCTTCTTTAGTAACTCTGAAAGAACATACTTTAATTTTTTTCTCTAGTTCATCTAGATTAGTATAATATTTTGGAAACTTAACTATCTTTCCATTTTGTACACTTTCATGAAATACACAATATCTATTCCTGAAAGAAAAATAACTTGTAAATCCTAAAACATCTTTATTTAAAAATTCAAATTGTGTGTAAACATCTAATGGTGAATTAGTTATTGGAGTACCTGTTAATAATCTTCTGTATAATGCTTTTTCTTTTAAAGCTAAAATTGATTTTGTTCTTAATGCTTGTGGATTCTTAATTTTACTTGATTCGTCAACTGCAACTAAAGCTTTGAAATTATTAACAAATTTTAATGCAGCAGTAGCACCTTTTTTACCAGATAGTGCTTCAACATTCATGATTAAAAATTTAAATGTACCATCTTTCTTATAAAAATTAACATCTCTTAATCTTTCTTTAATACTATTAGGTGTTTTCCATAAATAAACATCAATATCATCAAATGGATAATGAGTTTTTATTTCATCATATGCCCAAATAGAATATACTGATTTTGGTGCAATTATTAATGCACCCTCTATCTTGTGGTTATGGTGTAGGATACCTACATTATCTAGTACAACTTTAGTTTTACCAGTACCCATTTCCATAAAGTATGCAAAGTATTCTTTGTCAAAAGACATTTGTAATGCTCTAACTTGATGATCATATGGTTTTGTTTTAAACGGATATTTTTTCCACATAAAAATTTTATAAATCTTCTGTTGACATAAGTCAAATTAATTTATAGACAGTGTTCAGGAGGTTCTATGACTAAACTAAACGTAGACAATCAGAAGATCTCCGAACTTAGTAAAATGTGTTCCGAGTTACGATCGATCCAAAGTGAGATTGACGTTCTTGAGAAACAAATTGATGTAAAGAAAAAAGCTGAAAGACGAATAGCTACTGAAGTAATACCTGCGATGTTGTCCGAAGCTGGTGTATCTGAAATCAAACTAAGTGACGGATCTTCTGTAAAACTAAAGACAAATTATTTCTCACGCATTCCAAAAGATCGTGTAGATGAAGCGATGAATTGGCTTCGTGAAAATAATTTTGCGGACTTGATCCGAAGTGAATTGTCTTTTCCTTTTACAAAAGGTCAAGATCAATTAGCGCAATCTCTAGAAACATTTGTTAAAACAAATGCTCAATTTAGAGATTTGGTTCTCAACAAAAAAGAAACGGTTAATCCTATGCAGTTGAAAGCTTTTATTAAAGAGCAAACTCAACTTGGTAGAGACGTGCCTGATGATTTGTTTGGGATATATGTGGAAACAACAACTGAAATAAAAACACCGGAGGTTCAATGAAACAACAAGTTGTAAAAAAAGAAAGTAGCCTTCCTTCTACAGTGAATGAGAAGGAACTACAAAGTTTGTTAAACAAATCGTTTGACAATATAGATAGTACTACAGTGACAATGCCATTCTTTAGAATAGTGGCTTTGCAATCACCAGTACTTCAGCCTGGAAATCCTGCATACAAAGCAGATGCTAAACCAGGAATGATATATAACACTGTCCAAGATGAATTTTATGATGGACAAAAAGGTATATTAGTCGTTCCGTCTTTGCTGCAAATGTGGGATTTAGAATGGGAAGATAGAGGCCAGTCTAATAGACCTGTAGCAAGACACGATCCAAAAGATAATATCTTGTCACAAACAACTAAAGATGAAAGCGGTAAGAATAGATTATCAAATGGTAATTATATTGAAACTACTGCTCATCATTATGTGACTAGATTGGATGACAATAGTAACCCAATTGAAGCTGGACTTATAACTATGTCTAGAACTCAATTGAAAAAATCTACTAAGTGGAATGCTGGTATTCTTATGAAATATCATACATTCGACAATGGTAAGAAAATACAATTGTCTAATCATGCACAAGTTTACCGAATAACAACTGCACTAGAAAAAAATAATAAAGGTAACTGGTACGGTTGGGTAATAAACTTCGTAGGTACAGCTAACTCTAATGCAATACAGGAGTCTCAAAAACTTAGAGACTCTATGATCGCTGAAAAGCGCGAGTTAAACCTAGAAGGGCTTGCTGAAAATAAAACGGTAGTTAACGGTGTAACAACCGCAGACTCGCAAGGTAATGAAAAAACACCGTTTTAATTATGAATGCAAGTCGGTTTCTTGATATCTTTGATTGTCAAAGAGAGAATTATTATACTTTTGTTGAAGAGGGAAAGCGCGAGCGAGACTCTAAGACAGAAGGCAAATATGATCGTTATGAAGAAACCGTTACCGTTGATGTTATCGAGAAACATTTAAACGGTACAATCTCTGTAGGTCTTGTCCCAACGCGTAGGGACGGGACCTGCAGTTGGGGAGTTATAGACGTTGATGGAGCAATTTATCATAAAGATCCAGTTCCAGTTTTAAAACAAATAAGAGCAAAAGGTTATCCATTAGTTCCATATAGATCAAAGACATCTGGTCTACATTTATTTTTACATATTAAAGGAAGTGTTCCTGCTGCCGACATGCGTAAAAAAATACACGCGCTAGCAGCGGACTTAGGATTTGGAGGAACATTAGCAGATAAATTTCCCAACGAAGATGCAATAACAAAAGATAAAAACGGTAATTATAAAGTAGGTAAATGTGTAAACATGCCTTACCATGGAGGTACAAAAGGTTTTTGTACTAGATATTGTTTAACCGATGATGGTCAAGCAATTACATTAGATAAGTTTTTTGATTATGTAGAAAAATTCAGAATAACACCAAAACAATTTAACGATTTAAAAATAGCAACTGAAACAACTAAGACTGAAGGACCTGAACCAGATTGGAATGAATATCCACCATGTACTCAAGCTTTCATATTAAATAAAGTTGGAGAAGGTCAAAGAAATAATGCCCTGTTCAATTTAGCTGTCCTTGCTCATTTAAAAAATCCTAATCAATTAAAAACAGAATTATATGCAAGAAATAAAACTTGTATGAATCCACCAATAGATAGAGATACTGAATTAGATGCTATTGTAACTCAAATAGAAGAGAAAGGTTATTACTATCAATGTGAAACACCGATAGCTAAACAATATTGTAATAAAGAAGCTTGCAGAAAAAGAAAGTTTGGTATTGGACCGGATCAGTATATACCAACTGTGGAAAGTTTTTTTAAACATAATACTACACCACCTTATTATGTTTTAACTATGGAAGGTAAACAAATACAATTATTAGGCAAACAAATAGTGCAGCAACAATTATTAAGAGAAGAATTATTTGATCAAGCAGATATTATTTGGCAAACACTACCAAAAAAAGATTGGAATTTTTTTTTAGTTGGTCTCAAAGCTATGCAAAAAGAAGTAGAAGATATGAAGCCCGGTGATGATATGAAAGAGGACTTTAACTACTATACTAGAATGTTTATTCAAGAAACAGAACCAGGAGATGATTTATCTCAATTACAAGCTGGTTATATATTTAAAGATGAAGAATTTGTTTATTTTAATTTACATACATTTAAAGAGTTTTTAAATAAGAAAAAAGGCAAGAAAAGCAATCAAGAGGTTATTAGATATTTAAAGAATGGCGGTGCAACATCTACTACTAAATCTAATCAAAGAGTTTGGCAAATTAAACTACCAGAAAAAATAGATATTAAACCTAAAAAAGTTGATTTTATAACTAAGAGAAATGATGACAAAGCTCCATTTGAAGACAATTAAAATTTTTGGCCCTCCTGGTACTGGTAAAACTACTAAGTTGTTAAACAGGGTTGAAAAGTATTTAGAAAGAGGTGTGAAGCCTAATCAAATTGCATATTTCTCATTTACAAATAAAGCAGTTAAAGAAGCTATTGAAAGATTTAAATTTAAATTTCCTTTTATACAAGATGAAGATTTATATAATGTTAGAACTATTCATAGTTTTTGCAGGCAAAGATTTAAAGAAACACCAGTAATGGACGACTCAGATGATTTAAAAGAATTTGAATCTGGTATGGGTAATATAAATTTAGAATATGATGATAACTATAGTGATATTAGAGTAAGAAAAAATTGGTCTTTAAGAATATTTGATAAGTCAAGAAATATGATGATAGATCCTATTTTAGCATACAGAAGAGAAAGAGTTAAAAAAGTTAGTTTAGAAAAATTTAAAAATACAATTAGATCATACGAAGAATTTAAACAACAACATAGAGTTGATTTTACCGATATGATTGAAAGATATATAGATGAAGCAGAAGCTCCATCATTTAAACTTTTAATTATTGATGAAGCACAAGATCTAACACCATTACAATGGAAGTTCGTTTATAAGTTAGCTCCTAAAGCAGATAAAATTTATATAGCTGGAGATGATGACCAAGCTATCTTTGAATGGAATGGTGCTCTAGTTAGAATGTTTCAAGACTTTCCAGGAAGAAAGGTCGTTCTTAAATACTCTCATAGATTAAATAAACAAATACATGCTTTTGCTAAACTAATTAGAAGTAAAATAAAAGGATCAGAGGAAAAAGAATTTGATTGTGGATTAGGTCAAGGAAATATTGCTTTATTTAAATCATTTCAAGAAATACCCTTTAATGCATTTGAAGGTAAATGGTATATTTTAGCTAGAATAAGAGAATGTGTACAAGAATTAAAAAACGAAGCACAGAAAATGGGTTTATATTATGAAAACGTTAAAGGAAAAAAATCATTTGATATTTACCAATATAGAGCAATACAAATTTGGAATAGATTAATTGCTGGTTATAAGATTAAAAAAGAAGATGCTGTATTGTGTTATGAATATATACAAGAAATTGCATATGGTTATAGAAAATTAGAATCTAGATCATGGATGGAAATAGATCCAAACTTTGAAATGGATTTTGAAACACTTCAGGTTGTAGGTGGATTAGAAACAACTAAAAAGAAAGAGCCTTGGTATGAAGCATTTAATAGAAAGTTTACGGATTCTCAAAAAAGATACTTTTTTAAGATGGAGAAATTAAAGGTTGATTTAAATACAAAGGCGAATATTATAATAGATACGATTCACCAAGTAAAAGGGGGTGAAGCAGAAAACGTTGTTTTATATGCAAAAACTAACTGGCCTGCGGATTTCGATGGCAAAAATATGGATGCAAAAGCTAATGAAGCTAGGGTTTGGTACACAGGAAGCACCAGATCTAAAAAGAATCTATTTTTACTTGGTACAACGCATAAATACAGTTTTCCATTAGCTAAACTGTACAATACTTACATGGAGAAACAAAATGAGCAATAAGTCTTTTTTTAAACAAGTAGGAGGATCTCATTATAAAACAATGAAGATACAACCTTCTAAGTTTATTAACGAAAACAATTTACCATTTGCAGAAGGTAATGCAATCAAATATATATGCAGACACAAATTGAAGAATAAAAAAGAAGATCTTCTTAAAGCAATTCATTA